CGGTAAGGCTAAAAGGATAAATATATATGGCTGTTGAGAAAAGTAATATTCCTGAAATAACGGAAGAAGAAAAAGTAGAATTACAAGAAGGCCAGCCTATTATCGATGAGGAAGTTGACGAAGTAACAATAGAAGGAGAAGAATCTCCTGAACAAAAACTTCAAGATGATTTTAATGCTAATTTAGCAGAAGACATGGACGAGAGAACTTTATCTCGTATGTCCACTGAACTTGTCGATGATTATAAAAAAGATAGAGAATCAAGAAAAGAATGGGAAGAGGCTTACATAAAAGGTTTAGATCTTTTAGGTGTTAGGTATAGAGAAGTATCCAGACCATTTAAAGGTGCATCCAATGTCACTCATCCGTTGTTAGCGGAAAGTGTTACACAATTTCAAGCACAAGCTTATAAAGAACTAGTACCTTCTGATGGCCCTGTAAGAACTCAAATTGTTGGAATTCAAACACCACCAATTGAGATGCAAGCAGATAGAGTTAAAGAGTACATGAACTACATGCTCATGGAAAAGATGGAAGAGTATACAACGGATATGGACCAAATGCTTTTTTATTTACCATTGTCCGGTAGCACTTTTAAAAAAATATATTACGACTCATTAAAGCAAAGGCCTGTATCTAAATTTATTCCAGCAGAAGATTTAGTAGTTCCTTATTATGCTTCAGATTTAAAAGATACAGATAGAATTACACACGTACAAAAGATGACGGAGAACGAAGTCTTAAAACAAATGTCAGCAGGATTCTACCGTGAAGTAGAATTGACAGGTAATAATGAGACAACGGACAACGTGCAAGATAAGATAGACGAGCTTGAAGGTGTTAAAAGTACTGGTGACGATGCTTTAAATACAATTTTAGAAATGCATGTTGATTTACATTTAGATGATTATGATGAGAAGTTTGATTCACGTGCAAAGAATGTAAAAATTCCTTATGTAGTTACTATTGATGAAAGCTCAGGAGAAGTTTTATCTATTTATAGAAATTACAGACCTGATGATCCTACATACAAAAGAATTGAATATTTCGTACATTACAAATTTTTACCCGGCCTTGGCTTTTATGGTTTTGGCCTTACACATATGATTGGTGGTTTATCACAAGCTGCAACACAATCTTTAAGACAATTAATTGATGCAGGTACTTTAAAAAATTTACCCGCAGGATTTAAATCCCGTGGTATTAGAGTTAGAGATGATGATCAACCAATTCAACCAGGAGAGTTTAGAGATGTAGATGCACCTGGTGGTAATATTAGAGATCAATTTTTTAATTTACCCTTTACAGAACCCTCAACAACTTTATTTAATCTATTAGGTTTCTTAGTTCAGGCAGGACAAAAGTTTGCTGCTATTACTGATTCAGGTGTAGGTAACGATACACAAAATAGATCGGTGGGAACTACAGTTGCTTTAATGGAAAGAGGATCACGTGTAATGAGTGGTGTTCATAAGCGTTGTTACTACGCTATGAAAATAGAATTTAAAATTTTAGCAAGAATTATGGGTGAGTTTTTACCCCCGGAATATCCTTATGATGTTTATGGTGGTCCAAGAATGATTAAAGCACAAGATTTTGATAACAAGGTAGATATTTTACCAGTCGCTGATCCCAATATTATGAGCATGGCTCAAAGAGTTATGCTTGCACAGACACAATTACAAGTAGCTCAATCAAATCCACAGCTACACAATATTCATGAAGCATACAGAAGAGTTTATGAAGCGTTAGGCACTAAACAAATTGAAGCATTATTGAAACCACCGCCACCGGCTCCTGAACCAATGGATCCAGCGAAAGAAAATGCACGTGCTTTGCAGATGCAGCTACTAACTGCTTTTGAATTTCAAGATCATGATGCTCATATTGCAGCTCACATGGCATTTATGCAATCTAGAATGGTTCAAATCAATCCACCTGTTTATGCTTTACTGCAATCTCATATTTCTGATCACGTTTCATTTAAAGCAACACAAGAAGTAAGAGAACAATTAATGAGTGATCCCAATATGACCATGCTACAACAATCAAATCCACAAGAATTTCAAATTAGATTTGATAAAGCAGTGGCAACTGCTGTTGCAGAGATTACAGAACAATTAATTCAAGGGGAAATGCAACAAGCAGCAGGAAAACAAGACCCACTTGTAAAATTAAAACAGCAAGAGATAGATTTAAAAGCTATGGACCTTCAAAGAAAAGCTGAAGAGACAAAAATGAGAGCTCAAATGGACATGCAACAAGAAGCATCTAGATTAGATTTCCAATATGATAAGTTAAGTGAACAAGCACAACAGTCTGATGAACGATTAAAAGTAGCGAGAGAAAAAATTGCCAAGAAATAATGAAAGAGGATTAAGTGGAGGCGTACGTTATGGCCCACCGCCTAAAAAAGGGCCAAACCCACAAGGACTAACCCGAAAGAAGTTTAAAAGTGTTAAGCAATACACCAAAAAACTCATACGAAAGTCTTCCAGTACAATCTAAATTAATTTTTTTAGCTGGAATATTTGATGGAGAAGGAAGTTTTGGCATTTGGTCAAAGGGAATAGGAAGAAAAAAAGAATTTGCCTGCACAATAGAGATGACGGACCAAGATACACTCCAAAAATTTGTAGAAATGTTTGGAGGACAGCTGTTTCCTTGTAAAATAAGAAAACCACACCATACCCCTACCTGGAGATGGAGACAGAACGGCTACAGGGCTTTTAAAATAATGGATAAAATGATAGACTTCATGAGTATTAGAAGACAGGATAAATATTATGTGGTTAAGCGCGATAAAATTAGCGGCACAAGCAGGTACGCACATCTTTAAGAAACGTCAAGAGACAAAGATGTTGATGGCGGACGCACAAATGATGCACGCAAGAAAGATGGCTCAAGGTGAAGAAGCTTACCAAGGTAAACTTTTAGAATCTAGAAATTCAGACTGGAAGGACGAGGCCGTTTTGATAATTTTAAGTTTGCCTATAGGAATTTTGGCGTGGGCAGTCGTATCGGATGATCCGTCAGCCATGGATAAAGTAAAATTGTTTTTTGACATGTTTTCACAGCTCCCTTCATGGTTCACAAATCTTTGGATCCTTGTCGTGGCCTCGATATATGGAATTAAGGGAACTCAAATCTTCAGAGGCGGAATGAATAAGGATAAAAAATGAAAATAATAACTTTATTAATTTATGATTGGTCAACTAAATTAGCTTCATGGTCTTGGACAAAATTATATAAAAATAGAAATAGTATTGGTTATAAAAATGCCCAAAAATAAAAAATTAAAAGTTGCACGACTTGGAGTAGGGGGTCAAAGCCCAGGACCTAAAGGACAAAGAGGAGGAAGTAACACTACTGCTCCTGGTGGTGGTGGAGACGGACCATCTAAAATTGGTCCAGTTGTAAAAGACGTTCCATTTAAAAAACCTTTAGGAAAAGTTACATCAGCTATTTTATCAAGTACAATTCCTTTTTTAGGATCAGCAATTAATTATGGTGCTAAACAAAACTACAAAGGTAGACAAAAATTTTCAAGAAAAGAAGGCTTGTATAGAGATTTTTATAGAACAACAGGTAAAACTTTACAGCCCAATTCACCTACTGGAAAAAAATATACTAAAGATGCGGGATACAATAAACAAACTACTACTATTGATCGAGATGAGGGGAAAATAATTTTACCTAAACCCACTCAAGCTGCAACAGCTGCAACAGTTAATGAAACTTCTTACAAAAGACCAAAAGTAACTGATGGTCTTTTTAATTACACTGTAAGCTTAAATAAGGGCGGAATGCTTAGACAAGGTAAACCAAAATTAGCTAAAAAAGGATGGAAATGAATTTAGAAAGAGACTTACAAAAATTAAAAAAAGAAAAACAACAAAAAGAATCGGCTATTGCTCAGTTACGCAAAAGAAGTAAAGATTCAATGGCTAGACCAAGAGCAGAAAAAAATATATTATCAAATAATCCAGGAATGCAAAAAATATGACAAAGTTATGTGCTAGAGGCAAATCAGCTGCGAAAAGAAAATTTAAAGTTTATCCATCAGCTTACGCTAATGCATATGCATC